CAAGGATGGATTCATCGTTTGCAATAAGGTATTCGAGAAGAGTAAAGGAGGGAAGATGGAAATAACTGTAGGTGCAAAATTGAAAGTGAGCAATCCAACAAACGACATGATCAAGTGGTGCAGAAGTAATCTGATCATCGACAATCCTGACTACTTCAAGAAGGAGCGAATGGGCAAGTGGACAGGCAATACGCCGAGAAATATATTTCTGTTTGAAACGGTAGGTACGGATTTGTATCTACCGTTTGGCTGTTTGCGAGCATTGTGGAATCAGTACGGCAAGACGTGCCCGTTCCAACCTGTTTTTCGAGCGATTGAGCGCATTAATTATCAATCAGGTATAAACTTATACCCATATCAAGAAAAAGCGGCACAGGCGATATTTCGGGCTAAGAACGGGGTCGTAGTGATGCCATGTGGCTCAGGAAAGACGCAGACGGCGTTGGAGGCGGTCTCACGCATCGGCGGTAGAACGCTGTGGCTGACACATACACAGGATCTGATGAATCAGTCGATGAATAGGGCGAAGTCATGCCTTGAAATTGACAGTAAGACATTCGGTACGATCACGGGCGGCAAGGTCAACATCGGCACGAGCATGACATTTGCAACGGTGCAGACCATGAGCAAAATTGACCTCAGGCAATATCGTGATGCATTCGATGTCATAATCGTTGATGAGTGCCATCATGCGATCGGATCACCGACAAGGGTTATGCAGTTTTACAAAGTGCTGTCATCGCTGTCAGCACGGTACAAGATCGGACTTACGGCGACACCGAAAAGAGCAGACGGACTTGAACGCAGTATGTTTGCTCTGCTGGGTGGCATCATCTGCGAGATCAGCAAAGACGAAGTGAAGCATACGACTTGTCCTGTTGAGGTTCACGGCATCAAGACGGGATATACTCCTGACTATGATGCGGTGCTTGCTGGAGACGGCACGCTGAACTATGCACAACTCGTGGATGATTTAACGCACAACGAAGAACGTTTCCAATGTGTTTGCAACGTGTTGAAAGCGTTAGACGAATCGACTCTTGTGTTGGCGAATCGTGTTGAGTATCTTCAGCGGCTGTGCGATGAATATGATGGTAATGCTATCTGCTTGTCAACGCTCGGTACATCGAAAAAGGCGAAGGTAATCAGGAAGGAGGCTCTGCGTAAACTTGACGATGGAGAACTTGATTGTATATTTGCAACGTACCAGCTGGCAAAGGAAGGACTCGACTGCCCGAATCTGCGGTACGTTGTGCTCGCCACTCCTGAAAAGGACGAGACAACGGTCACACAGGCAGTCGGCAGGGTCGGAAGGAAAGCCGATGGCAAAGAAGTCGGCATAGTGCTCGATCTGCTTGATGATTTCGGGATGCTCTACGGCTGGGCAAAGAAACGCAGGGGATATTATAAAAAAAACGACTATATTTTCAAAGAAATTTAGTGACATTTGTTGACATATATTTACATAATATTTATAATCATAGTGTAAGTTAATGGTATTGATTTTTCGGAAGGAGCACCGAGATGGCATACTATGTAGAGTATAAGATGTATAGCGCAGATCAGGTCAAGGGGATCTGCGTGGGCGCAAGGAACAAGGCAGAGGCATGGGACAGGGCGGTATACGAAGCGATCCCTGCCACAGAGGGCGAAGTTCCGTACAGCGCATGGGTGGCAAGCGTCACATATCAGAACGGCAATTACAGAAGGTTCAACACCTTTGAGGGAAATCCATATTAGGAGATAGAAAGGAGCAGAAAATGGATGCTAACACTAAGCTGAGAGAGGTAGTTATTGCTAAGATGAGGAACGGCGACTTCGAACTGAAGCCGTGCCCGTTCTGCGGCGGTCAGCCGAAAATGATGACGCAGAAGTTTTTTGAAGAGCTGGTCGAAGAACACGGTCATGCGTGCATCGCTATCGAATGCCCGAACTGTGATCTGTCGCTTAACGATCATACGAGCGATGAGAACGACTACTTCGTAAGGGCGTTCATAATCACCGAGAAGTGGAACAGGAGGGCAGAGTAATGCTGAAGTGCGTAGATTGCGGCGAGATTTTCGATGAAGACGAGGTAGTCTACGAGCGTGTCTGCTGGGAAGACTACTACGGAGTGAGCGGATCATTCCCGAATAAAAATTACGGCAGTGTGGCGACTTGTCCACATTGCGGTAGTGAGGAACTTGAGGATTATTGGGAGGACGATGATGAAGAATGAGATCGAGGCTGACGGATTCATAACGCCTGAGCGTTATATGGAAGGCAGTAAGCCGATAAAGAAGAAGATGACTGGCAGGGACGTTGTTCTTGCCAGTCTTGCACAACTTGACAACTGTGATTTGGTCGACTATGTTGCTTACTATATGTTCGGCTTCGACACAGAGCTCGAGTTCGAGGAATATTTGAATAAGGAGGTGACGGAATGAGGGAGGAAGGAGTCGAGAGATATTACAACCTCAATGAGACATCAGTACTGCTCGGAATAAAGGTGCGAACTGCCCGTGAGTGGGTACATAACGGCAAAATGAACGCCGTTAAGTATCCAAACAGCAAGTCGTGGTTTGTATCCGAGTCGGAGATCAGGAGAATTCAGAATGGTGACAAAAACTGAAAATCTGCCTCGTGAACTGCGAGGATTAAAACAATGGGTCTGTTGGGTAGGTGCAGACAAAATACCAAAAAATCCCTACACAGGATATAACGCCAAGAGCAACGATTCAGGCACATGGGGCGATTTTGACACAGCGTGCAAGGCGTGCGATCAGTACAACTTTGACGGCATCGGATTTATGTTTGCCAACGGTTACTTCGGAGTCGATCTCGACCATTGCATCGATAACACCGACTTTTGCGATGAGTTTGTGGAGACCTTGCAGAGCTATGCCGAGATAAGCAAAAGCGGCTCAGGAATTCATATCATCTGCAAGGGCGTTCTTCCTGACGGTGCAAGGCGTAAAGGCGGCGTGGAGATGTATTCCAGCGGTAGATACTTCATCTGCACGGGTAATCTTTACAATCCGAAGTACAAGCACGTTGTGGACTGCACCGAGAGTATAAAGGTGCTACATAGCAAATATCTGCCGAGTGAAACGCCAAGAGCCGAGCCGAGGAGCTTCTACGCACACATCGACCTTGATGATCAGGAAATTATCGACAAGGCAAGGAACTGCCAATCGGGGTCGCTGTTCAGTATGCTTTATCAGGGCAATTGGCAAGGCGTGTACCCATCACAGTCTGAAGCTGATCTTGCGCTTTGTAATCAACTTGCATTTTGGACTCAGCGCAATTCGGCACAAATGGACAGGATCTTCCGTTCCTCAGGATTGTATCGTCCTAAGTGGGATGAGAAACGTGGCGGTAAGACATACGGAGCGATCACCATAGGCAGGGCGTGTGCGAATTGCATCGATGTATATGATCCAAACAAGTACGAAGATGACTCCGACATCGCATTCAAGATATTTGGTGAGGGTAAGATAACAGCCGAAGTTCCGCACAAACGCTACGACATGACCGACACGGGCAATGCTCACAGGCTTTACGATAAGTTCGGTAACATCATCCGCTACTCGTACAACCGTAAGAAATGGCTTTATTGGGACGGTAAGATGTGGAGAATCGATGACAGCGGCGAGGTTAAGAAACTGTCCGACATCATCTGCGAGGATATAAAGCGTGATGCTTTTATGGAGCAGGACGAAAAGACTCAGCTCGATATGCTTAAATGGGCAAACAGAACGGCTGGCTCGAAGGGCAAAGAGAACATGGTCAAAGAATGTCAGCATCTTGACGGCATTCCAGCCGATCCGAACGAGTTTGATGTGTTCACCGATTACATTAACTGTCAGAACGGCATCGTCAATCTGCGGAACGGTGAATTGATGCCGCACGACAGCAACTTCATGATGAGCAGGATCACCAACTGCGAGTATGATCCGTCAGGAAAGAAGCCTGAACGCTGGCTACAATTCCTCGATGAGGTCACGAACGGCGACAAGGAACTCCAACGATATATACAGAAATGTATCGGATACAGCCTGTCGGGGAGCACGAGAGAGCAGTGTGCATATTTTCTGTACGGCATGGGCAATAATGGCAAGTCTACTTTTTTGGACACCATAGCTGATATGCTCGGTGGATATGCGGCAAACACACAGCCTGAAACGATCATGATGAAGAAGTGGGGCGACAGTGGAGCGAACTCAGACATCGCAAGGCTCAAGTCAGCACGTTTTGTAACATCAGAAGAGCCAACAGAGGGCGTAAGGCTCAACGAGGGTCTTTTGAAACAGTTGACTGGCGGCTCAAAGATCACTTGCAGATTCTTGTATGCTGACGAGTTTGAGTATTTACCTGAGTTCAAAATATGGGTCGCAACAAACCACAAGCCGATTATAAGAGGTATGGATCTTGGTATATGGCGTAGAATTAAGCTAATACCGTTCGAGGTCAATATTCCAAAAGATAAGGTTGATAAGAATCTTAAATATAGGCTTCGTAAAGAGTTTCCTCAAATATTTAAGTGGGCGGTCGATGGGTGCATAATGTGGCAGAGAGAGGGTATGGCAGAGCCGCAATGCGTACTTGATGCCGTCAAGGAATACAAACAGGAGATGGATCTTCTCGCTGGATTCCTTGAACAATGCATCGAGATCGATTATGAGAATGACGAACGCATCATGGCGAGTGATCTTTTCAGCTTATATTCACGCTGGGCAAAGCGGAACAACGAGTATGAAATGACGAGTAAGAAGTTCTTTAGAGAGGTATCAAAGAAACTTCCTGAGAAGGGCAGATGCGGCAAGGGCATATATTATTCGAACATCAGGCTGACCGAATACGCAGAGGATCTTGAAGGCTCTCGTCAGTATGATTGGAACAGGTTTAATTGAAAGGAGCAATAAATGGAACAGTTGTATTTTACAGATTTCATAACTGTTGAAGAATCAACAGATTGGAAATGGTCTTTTAGTGACTATCCGAAAGAGAGAAATGGATTAAAAGTATTCTCATGCTTCGCTTGTGGTGGAGGATCTACAATGGGATACAAATTGGCAGGATGTGAAGTTTTAGGTGATTGTGAAATCGATTCTCAAATGAATGAAGTTTATATTCAGAATCACCATCCGAAATACAACTATCTGATGGATATAAGAGATTTTAATAATCTTGATGATTTACCTGAAGAGTTGTATCATCTTGATATTTTGGATGGATCTCCACCTTGTACAACTTTTTCTATAGCTGGAGATCGTGAGGAAAGTTGGGGCAAGAAGAAAAAATTCAGAGAAGGTCAGGCAAAGCAAACACTTGATGACCTTTCATTTGTGTTCATTGAAACGGTAAACAAGTTGAGACCGAAATGTGTGATCATGGAAAATGTTGAAGGACTGCTTCTTGGAGAAGCATGGAGCTATGTACAAAGAATATATAAACAATTTGCGGAAATCGGATATACTGTGAATCATTATCTTTGCAAGGGCGAGAATATGGGTGTTCCACAAACAAGGCATAGAGTCTTTTTTATAGCATTTAGAAATGATTTGAATTTTGATTTTGACAAGCTCAATATGTGCTTTAATTATGAGCCTGTAACTTTTGGCGAAGCAAAAGAAGGAGTCGGATATAATATTAAGGGCAAACTTTATAATATTCTGTTATTGGCATTGCCAAACGAGAAAGATATGGGCGAAGTAACGAAAAGAGTCTTTAACAAAAGGAGCTGCTTCAATCAAAAAATAATTCATGACAACGAAGTAATGTGTACAATTCCAGCGGGTCATAATTGCTTATGGAGATATACTGAAAAAACAAAAATATCGAAAGAGGATATTATCAATTGTTCAACATTTCCAAGAGATTTCAATTTCATTAACAATTCGTTTGCGAATATAAGTTATGTTTGCGGGATGTCCGTCCCTCCGATAATGATAAAACGTATAGTTAACAGAATTATTGATACAGGAGTGTTTGATGAATAGAGATGAATTGCTGGCAGAAATCAATAGAGTTAAATCTGCATTAGAAAAAACGACAAGTAAAAAGCTCAAACATGATTATGGGAGATATCTCAAAAGGTTACAAAGCCAATTGTATCATTATGATAAAAGCCAAGTTGTGTGATATAATGTCAGCAAATGAAGTTCTTTAGTATTCATTTTTCCTTTCCCCTGATTAGGAGGCTCGTAGTTGGTAAATGCGAGTCTCCATTAATGGGGCATAGACTAATGGTTAGGTCAGGAGACTTTGACTCTCCCAGTTCAGGTTCGAATCCTGATGCCCCAGCCATGTAGGTAGGTATATCAAAACGAAAGGAGCAAAAATGGACGAATTTAATATTGTGTTTAATCAGGAGGTGTTTGAGGCAGACTTCGGAATTGCCGAGGCGTTTGGGTTAAACGATGAATTCCAAACAAAGATACAAGCTGACATACCCGAAAATTATCAAATCATGCTCATTACTGGAGAAAGTGGTAGTGGCAAGTCGGTGATTGGTAGACACATAGGTTTAACAGATGTGCCGTATTTTGACAAAGATGTGCCTATAGCCGATAGCATGGGCATAGACCAAGAACAAGCACTTGTGTGGCTAACTTCATTCGGATTAGGAGATGCAAAGCAATTCTTAACGACATATAATCATCTGTCAGATAGTCAGCAAGCAAGATTCAAAATGGCGTTGTTGGCATCAAGACACAATGATGATTCGCCTATAGTCATTGATGAATTTTTAAGCACACTGGATCGTGGCACGGCTTGTTTCGTTGCTTATTCTATAGCAAAAGAAATAAGACGAGAAGGTAAACGATTAGTTGCGATAACGGCAATGGACGATTTGGCAAAATGGTTGATGCCTGATGTCATAATTCGTGGAAGAAATTATCCTTGTCGATTTGAAACTCAAACCAATCTTAAATGGAGTGACCCATTATCAAATGTAAAATTGTGGTATAGTGACAAAGACGATTATAGAACTTGTTATCTTGGTGATTTGCATTATCGAGGCAAATATACAGGAGGGACGAAAGAATATTTATTTGCTGATTATGAGGGAGAACATATTGGTGCATTAGTTTCTACTAATCGCATAAATGATGATGGCAGACGAATTGCAAGGCTCGTAGTTCACCCAAAAGCACGAGGATGTGGTATTGGCAAAATGTTAGTAAAAAAATATATAACGGATTATCCTAACACAGATGTGATTGCTTCTATGGCGAAATATTCTCATGTATTTGAAGCGGCAGGAATGATTAGACTTGCAGATAGCATTATGAAACCATCCAGTGCAATCAAAAGAGCATTAGCTGATATTGGTTTCGATGAGTCAAAATGGGGTTCGATAGAATATTGTAGAATGTTCATGAATGATAAAAAACATCGAGAAATATTATCCGAATTTGCTCATAATTTTAATAAGTTGGTACAACCAGCAGGAGCGCATCTTACTCAAGAACAAATAGCAGAAAAAATCATTGATGAACACATAACGGCTTCGAGGGTGCTTTGGTGGATTCGTCCTCGGTCATATGCTAAATATGCAACAGAAAAATAAAAAAGGAGAAATCATGGCAAATGAACAGAATCTCGTAAGAGGCGAACAGGCACATAAGTTAACAGCCGAAGAACAGTCGAAAGGTGGTAAAGCGTCTGCCGAAGCAAGACGTAAGAAGCGCGACCTTCGCAGAGCACTTGAAATACTGCTCGAAAAGGATTACACCGACAAGAAGGGCAACGTTGCGACTGGCGCAGAAGCGATCACGGCTAAACTGTTCGAACAAGCGATGAAGGGCAACGTCAAGGCGTTTGAGACAATCAGAAGCACGGTCGGGCAAGATCCTGTGCAGAAGGTCGAGCAAGTCAACTTCGATGCTGAGTACAATCAGAGCGTGGAATACGTCAGGAGGCTGATGGAGGGCAGTGATGAGTGAAATAATACTTGAGAAAAGATATCCGCACTCAAGAAGCGAAGACATAACAGATGCCTTTATGCGTGGGTATGTAAAAGGCAAAACAGACAGACCGCAAGGAGAGTGGAAACGCAGACTTGTTGACAACGGATTCAATGCTGATTGGATATGTTCCGAATGCGGGTACAGAGTTAAGACGGATTTCGTCAGCTTCAACTTCTGTCCTAATTGCGGGTGTCGGATGAAAGGAGCAGACGATGACTGACGATTTAATCAAAAGAAGTGATGCGATCGATGCGGCTGGTGATCAGAGCTACATCGCATACGAGATCAGGAAGAAGATCCGAATGATTCCGTCTGCTGACACTCCGTACAAAGTGTTAGCTCACATCGATCTCGACCCTGATGAAGTCGTAGAGCGCATGAAGAATCTGCAAATAGAAGTCAATTCAAAAGAAGGTAAATGGTTCAAGGATGATGAGGGAACTTTTATTTGTTCCTGTTGTGGTAGTGGATACAAAGACCAACCGACATGTATGGGCAGACCATTGTTTGAATACTGTCCTATCTGCGGAGCGAAGATGGAAGGAGTAGATGAATGACTGTCAACATTTGTGGAATACCTTATCAGGTTGTTGAGTCAGAAGATTATTTCGATGTAGATGCTCACTTCGGACAGATTGATTACAAACGAGCAACGATCCGAATCAATAATGGTTTAACTCCTGAAATTAAGAACGAGGCGTTGTGTCATGAAATGGTACATGGTATTCTCGTGCATCTTGGATATTCAGAACAGGCTCAAGACGAACAGTTTGTACAGGCGTTAGGCAATGCGCTGAATCAAGGCTTCGTGGTGAAGGAATATAAACATGAATGAGATTCGTGCTATTATTCAGGACATAAAGAAATACCCGTATAAGATTGCTCGTGCCGTTGGATTTACCGATGTTCGGGAGTATCCACATAACGACTGGATGCGTGAAATCGTATGCGGCAAGGGCGATTATACGCTGTTGGCACACAGAGGCAGTTACAAAAGTAGCTGTCTTTCTGTGTGTATTGCTTTGATTATGGTGCTGTTTCCTGACCGGAACATTATCTTCCTGCGGAAGGCGGACAACGATGTGACCGAGATGGTGCGTATGGTCAAGAAGGCTCTCGAGTCGGAGATCATTCAGAACATCTCAATCGTACTATACAAGAAGAAGCTGTTACTGACCGAGTCGACTGCGTCATCGGTAACAACCAACCTTTATCTGTCACCGTCAGGATCTTCACAGCTTCTCGGCATAGGTCTCAAGTCCTCGATAACAGGCAAGCACGCCGACATCGTGATCACCGATGACATCTGCAATATATCCGACCGAATCAGCAAGGCAGAACGTGACCGGACGAAGCTACAATATCAGGAACTTCAGAATATCCGTAATCGTGGAGGGCGGATCATCAAC